GGGACAACCCTTGCGGAAGCTCGCGGTGGCTGGAAAGTCTTGATGATGGTTGGTGGTGCCGGCGGTGCGTTAGGCGCTCTTGTCACTCAGTTCGCACATAAAATATTTGGATAAAACTATGCCAAGTACATCTAAAAAACAGCATAATCTTATGGCCGCAGCAGCTCACAATCCCGCCTTTGCTAAGAAGGTGGGTATTCCTACTAAAGTAGCAAAAGAGTTTAACGCAGCGGACAAAGGTAAGACCTTTAAAAAAGGCGGCGTGTCACTAGCCGTTGGTCGTGGTGAGAAGTTACCCGTATCGCAAGGTGCTGGACTTACTGCCAAAGGCCGCGCAAAATACAATGCAGCAACGGGGTCTAACTTAAAAGCTCCTCAGCCAGAAGGTGGTCCTCGTAAGAAATCGTTTTGTGCCCGTATGTCAGGTATGCCAGGCCCAATGAAAGACGAGAATGGCAAACCTACTCGTAAAGCAGCGTCATTAAAACGTTGGAAATGTTAAAGGAACTAATATGGCTGACAATAAAGCAAAACCAGTGAACGTAAAACCAGTAAAATCTGAAGCAACTGACGAAGATTATATGCCTCCTGATATTAAGGATAAGCTACAAGACATGAAGAACAAAAAAGCTGCTGAGAAGTATGAAGCAACTAAATCATACAAAAAAGGTGGCGATGTAAAATCTGATATGTCGCAAGACAAAAAGATGGTTAAGAAAGCAGTAAAGATGCATGATGACCAACTACACGGCGGCAAAAAGACTAACCTTAAAGCACTAAAAAGCGGCGGCTGTACTAAAATGGCTCGTGGCGGCGGTATTGAAGTTCGCGGTAAAACCCGCGGAAAGATGTGTTAACTATGGCTACCTATGCTCAAGACGTTCCTGCTGACTTAAATGAAACGTTAGCAAACATTAAAAAATTAGATTCAATAAAACAAGACTTTATTAAAAAAAATATTAATTCTAAAAACGCTCAAAATAAAGCATTAGCTGAATCATTTAAAAAACAGCTAGATAATGATACCTCAGTAATGTTAGAGACTTCGGAAGATACTGGAAAACGAATTAATAAAGAAGGTAAAGTATACGGGCCAAAAATGAAAAAAGAAGATTCAGGCTTGTATGTAAAAGAAGTACCTGAAAAAATGAAAAAAGGCGGTTCAATAAGTTCAGCATCTAAACGTGCTGATGGTTGCGCAATGCGCGGAAAGACAAGGGCATAATATGAAAGACTACGACGTATGGGAAAAGTATCTAGCTGGCAAAGCCGCTGATAAAAAAGCGAAAGAGGAAGCTAAATACGAAGCTGGTAAACGTGCATTAGATTCTAAGTACGACCAGAAAAAGAAATCTGAGGAAATAGTTAGAGCAGCTAAACTCAAGATGGCTAACGATGCTGTTGAGTCACATCGCCGTGCGGGTAATCTTGCTGGTGGTAAGCCACAATACGTTAAAGACAATGAGAAACGTATTAAAGATTGGGAAGCTAAGCAATCTGCTAAAAAAGCAGACGACAAGTCAACAAAAGTAACTAAGAAAGAAGTTACTGTAGAGACTCCTACAGGCAACATCGGTTCACGTAATAGCTTTGATGCAGGTGAAGTTAGCCCATTTGCCAACCGCAAAGCAGAAGCAATTGCTGAGAAAGTAATTGACTACCCATCACGTACAGCTGACGAAGTAGATGAAAAAATCACGGAAGCAAAAGCAGCTGATGAACCTAGGTTTAGCGCTAACAACCCAATGGGTATGAAAAAAGGTGGTAGCGTACGAGCAAAACCTAAAGCTAAATGTATGGCATCTGGTGGGTCTACCTCATCAAAAGCATCATCTCGTGGCGATGGCTGTGCACAACGCGGTAAAACTAGAGGACGGATGGTATAATGAGACCTTCACGTGGAATGGGCTGCATGAAAGCCGACAAGATGCCTGGCTCAAAAGGCAAGACTATTGTACGTAAGGACAAGCCTCAGTTTGTGAAAGAGTATAAAAAGGGTGGTGATGTAAACCTTCCTGGCTTGTATGCAAATATCAATGCCAAAAAGAAACGTATTGCGGCAGGGTCTGGTGAAAAAATGCGTAAACCTGGAAGTTTAGGGGCACCCACTTCAGACGCCTTTAAGAAGTCAGCGTTAACGGCTAAAAAGTAAAGGGCTAACATGATGGAATTCTACAGCTTAAGCTATATATGTGGGTTTGCTGTAGGGCTGCAACATGAGCTTATAGAAGAGAACAACTACCTTATCATTAGTTTGGGTATAGTAGAAGTAGTATTTATTTGGTAAGGATTATATGGCTTTAAACACAGCAACGTCAGGTACATCCTCTTTTAATCTAGACATAAATAATCTAGTAGAAGAGGCATTTGAGCGCTGCGGCTCAGAGTTACGCACGGGCTATGACTTAAGAACCGCACGCCGTAGCTTAAACTTGCTTACTATTGAGTGGGCTAACCGCGGCATTAACTTGTGGACTGTAGAGCAAGGCGAGATTCCTTTGACTCAAGGGCAGATTATGTATGCCTTACCTACCGAAACCATTGACCTGCTAGATCAAGTAGTGCGTACAGGTACAGGGCAGAATCAAGTAGACATCAATATCACGCGTATTAGTGAGTCTACATACATTACAATACCTAACAAGAACGCACAAGGGCGTCCAATTCAAGTATGGATTAACCGCCAGACAGGTAACACTAACTCAACAACCTCTACGCTATCTACTACAATCACCGCAGCATCTACATCGATTGCGCTAAGTGACGTGACAATGCTAGGCTCTACTGGGTTTATCAAGCTAGATAACGAGATCATCAGCTACAGCAATTTAGATAAGTCAACAACATCCTCTGCGGGTACATTGAACAACTTAGGGCGTGGCCAACAAAACACAATCGCTGCAGCTCACACTGCTGGTGCAGCTGTTACGGTAACAAACGTGCCTAACGTGAGCGTCTGGCCAGTTCCCGAACAAAGCAACTACTACACACTAGTGTACTACCGTCTACGCCGAATCCAAGATGCAGGTTCAAGCGGCACTAACACACAAGATATACCGTTTAGGTTCTTACCTGCGATGGTTGCAGGCTTAGCGTACCACTTAAGCATGAAGATACCAGAAGCGTTACCTAGGGTACCAATGCTAAAAGCAATGTACGAAGAAACGTACCAACAAGCCGCTGATGAAGACCGTGAGAAAGCAGCACTAAGACTAGCGCCTAGAATGCAGTTTATAAGGTAGTGTTATGGCGAGTAAATACTCAAGTGGTAAGTTCGCAATTGCACAGTGCGACAGGTGTAATTTTAGGTATAAGTTATCGCAACTAAAGCGGTTAGTCATTAAGACTAAGAACGTTGATATATTGGTGTGTCAGAATTGTTGGGAGCCAGATCAGCCCCAGTTACAACTAGGTATGTATCCAGTTAATGACCCACAAGCAGTTAGAGACCCACGACCAGATACAAGCTATTTCCAATCAGGTCTAAATGGGTTACAATTAACGGAAACAACGAGCGTTAATCCGAACTCAACTGGGGTTCCGTTACAAGGTAGTAGGGTAATACAGTGGGGTTGGAATCCAGTAGGGTTACGTGATCCGTTTAACTTAGAAGTAAACAACTTGGTAGCAGTTGCCTCAGTCGGTACTGTAACCGTAACGACGACATAGGAGAAGTAAAATGGCATTTAAAGCAGGCGCACAAGGTATCAACACCAAAGGTAAAACCAAAGGCAAACAATTAGGTATCGACGGCGCTAAATTGCCTGTTGATGGTGGTGTTTCTAAGGGTGGTAAAGCACGTTCAGTTAAATCAATCGACATGAAGAAAATGGGTCGTAACTTAGCTCGTGCAGCTAATCAAAAAGGCGGATAATATGGCAGAATATAATCAACCAAAAGTAGTACCCAATGCGGATATCAGTTACCAAACTGACCCAAACAACATAAGTGCAGACAAATCTAATGGCTGTATTCCAGCTCGTCGCGTAAGCGGTGGTAATCCTGCGCGTAATAAAGTTAAAACAGACGGCATGAAGCAACGTGGTAGTGGTGCTGCTACAAAAGGTTTCACTTCACGCGGTCCAATGGCATAAGGTAGGTCAATGAACTACGCCCAATTAGTTGCAGCTATTGAAAGCTACACCGAGAATCAGTTTGAAACAGCTGATATAAACACGTTTATTCAAGAAGCGGAACAACGTGTATATAACTCGGTGCAACTGCCAGCCTTACGTAAGAACGTGACTGGCAATCTAACTAGCGGTAACAAGTATTTAGCTTGCCCTTCTGATTGGTTAGCAACGTTTTCACTAGCTTTAATTAATGGCAACAACGAGTTTTCATACTTACTGGATAAAGATGTTAACTTTATTCGAGCATCGTACCCTGATACTGATGCCGCGTTCTACGGAACCCCAGAGTATTATGCACAGTTTGATCAGAACACGTTTATATTAGGACCAACACCAGACGCAGGCTACAGTATGGAGTTGCACTACTTCTATTACCCACAGTCAATCGTTACTGCAGGTACTAGTTGGTTAGGTGATAACTTTGATTCTGTACTGCTATATGGCGCATTATTAGAAGCTTACACTTACATGAAGGGTGAAGCTGATGTTATGGCTGCATATCAAAAACGTTACGATGAGGCTATGGTCTTGTTGAAACAATTAGGTGATGGCAAAAATAGACGCGATGCATATCGCAATGGACAAGTAAGATATCCAGTAATGTAATTTAGGAGAAAGAAAATGGCAATTTCACAAGCAATGTGCACAAGTTTTAAAGTGAACCTACTACAGGGCGCTCAAAACTTTAATACAGGTACAACAAAGGTTTATAAAATCGCGTTGTATACTTCAGCAGCAACATTAGGTGCTGGCACTGAAGACTATTCAAATAATACAACAAACGAAGTAGCTAACGGTGGTGGTTATACTACAGGTGGTAATACACTTACAGTATCTCAAATCCCTACAGATGGTGGTTCAGGCACTACAGCGTTTATTGACTTTGCGGATACTACCTGGTCTGCAGCGACCATCACTGCTCGTGGCGCATTAATATATAACAGCACTGATGACACTGCAGTTGCAGTGTTGGACTTTGGTTCAGATAAAACATCTACAGCTGGTGACTTTACAATCATATTCCCAACAGCGGACGCAACAGACGCAATTATCCGTATAGCCTAGAATAGGAGTCTCAAATGGCTCTAGTTCTAAAAGACCGGGTTAAAGAATCCTCAGTATCAACTGGTACTGGGGCATTTGCACTTGATGGTGTTGTAGGGCCATTTCAACCATTTAGCACAATTGGTGATGGAAACATCACGTATTATGCTATTGCAGGGCAAACCACATCTGAATGGGAAGTCGGATACGGCACATATACATTAAGTACTAATTCTATTTCTCGTGATTTTATCTATTCCTCATCTAATAGCAATACGATTGTTACGTTCTCTGCCGGTACTAAAGACGTATTTTGTACGTATCCGTCTGAGCAAGCGGTTTATCAAGAGGTAGATGGTAGCCTTAAACTTATTGCGGGGGTTATTGAAGTTTCTTTAGATGGAACTCATGGCACAACTTTAGCTAACACCGCATTCCAAGCGTTTGCTACTACTAATAGCTTCCTACAAAACAACATACAAAACTTAGATAGCGGTTCAGATGCATCAGGGGATTATGTAGCTACTAATGATGTTGGGGATGATACTAAGAATTATGTAGACTTAGGGATTAATAGTAGCGGGTTTACTTCCGTTAGTTTTCCTATATACACCCCCAACTCAGCCTATCTATATAGCTTAGGGGATGGAGTTTCTAACGGAGATTTGTTTGTAGGTACTGGGGATTTAGGCGATGTAGTATTACATGCTGGTGGGTTTACTACGGGTGATGTTGTAGCAACCATTAAATCAGACACTAAGAACTTACTAATCGGAACAACTACCGATACAGGGGAAAAACTCCAAGTTGCAGGCGATGCCCTTATTACTGGGGCTACGGAATTTGGAAGTACAGTTCTATTGGATGCAA